TGTTGAGTCCATCTTACGTGCAGGGTCAATACCTACAACAACAGGAGTTTTATGCCAAACCTTTACTACCTCTTGAGATGTGTCACCTAATTCATCCATAACTCCTGAAGTTACAAACATACCTCGTTCAAGAAGCCACTTACAGTTGTAAGACATTTGGAACTCATCGGAGTCTTCACCAATACGTAGAGTCTCTTTCCTTATGAACTTTGAGTAGTTTTCGTTAAATTTTGCAACATCTTTCCAGTCCCATTGGAAATGGTTTTGTCTAGCACCTCGCGTTGTTTGACGACGCTTGTTTAGTTGGATTGCTCTATAAAAGTTATTTTTACTTGTTGTTGGTGTTCCTGTTTTAACCATGGTTCCTGCGTAGTAAGCAAGCATAGGAGAGATTGACTTAGATACAACAAAGTCATCTGCTTCTTGGCACTCATCAATAACAATCAAATGGAAAGACTTAGACTCAATTTTTGCACGTGGGTTGGCTGTCATCATTGTGATTGTTGAGCCAGACTTCTTTAGTTTAATCATTCGTGTTACTCCCCCAATACGTGCAGCAGAGTCGTCAATTTCAGGGTCACCAAGAATTTCTAATGCACGCTCTGATGTAAGTCGTGTAACGGTACGACCAAAGAGTGTTTCTGCCTGACCCTCTGTTGGTGCAAACAAACCAACCCAAAGACCATCTTTAAACTTACCTAGTAAATCTGGGTATAACTTTGCAAGACGTGGAAGAAGAATCATTAATGTTGCAACAGTGTTGGCAACTGTTTCTGATTTTCCTGATTGACGTGCAGCAAGGGCTGTAATTTCTTCACCGTCATTAATTAAAACCGATTCAATCATACGACGTGCCAACGGCATTTGATAAGGGTGTAGCGGGTAGCCAACAAGAACTTCTTGGAACTCTATTATTTTATTGATTAACTTTTCGACAAATTGAATTGATAGTTCATCTAGTTCATTATCTTCAGGGGGTAGCGGAACTTCTTCATCTTCGGCTGCGTAAAGTTCGGGATTAATTTCTTCAAACTTTTCATCATTAAAATCAATAGACATTTAGTTCCTAAACAGAGAAGCCCACCGAAGTGGGCAACCCCGCGTCTGAGAGAGGGAGACGGTTAATTCTATCACTAAGTTACGACCTTCTCTTTAATTCTCTCATGATTTCCAAAAGTGCTTCTGCACCCATTTCTAACTCATCCAGCAATACTGGTTCATTAGATTTCTGCCAAGCAAAAGTATCTCGACCTATAGCAAATAAAGAAGCCTCAACCCATCCAATTAACTCTGGAGTAGGTAACTTAGAGATACGCTTCTGTATCTTTGTTTGGGGGTGGTCTCCACCCTTTTTCTTCTTCAAAATCATCATAAGTAAGGTCCCTTCTCGAAATTGCACTATTCAATGCTTCTTCTTCAGACTTTGTTCCTTGCCATTTTCCTAACACAAGAATACGACTTAAGGGTAGTCTAACCATAATTGGGGCTGCAAAACGGTATGGCTCTTCAATTTCTTGGGTCCAACCATGGACTACAAGTTTGTTACCCCAGGTAAGAGGCTGTTTAATAACTTGTATGAATCGTTCTGTTCCGATGTTGTGCGCCTTTGGCATTTATTACCGTTTCTTTTTATTACCCCGACTGGACTTTAGTGCTGTTGTTTTAGGCTTACTTGCTTTAGTTCTTGGTTTTTTGGTAACACCGTAACCAGTCTTAGAGGTAGGTACAAGGCTTTGGCGACCTTCAAAGTATATCTGATTAGTACGAACAATTCGATACAGGGTTTCTCTAGCGTAAGTAGGAAGAGTTCCCATGGCAGCATCGCCACGAGCATGGCTATCTAAATATTGGCGAATAAAACGCCCTTTAGAAATAGTGGCTTTAAAAGCACTCCAAGTTGATGGCTTAACATCGTAATAGTTATAGAACAACCCGTCTCTAAAGACAACAGTTAATGTTTCACGCTTTGGGTCATATCCTGCAGCAACTGTTCTAGGACGTTGGTAGTTAGTAGTTGATGTGGGTAATACTGTTAATGGTGCAGGAGCATCGTAGTTATCTAACGGCTCATCTGCGTAGTTTGAGTAACGAGTAGGGTCGTAAAACTCGCCTGACTCTTCTTCTTCATCGCCCTCAAAAATTTCAATAGCATCATAAAACTCAGAGCCTGGCGATACTGGGAGTGACTGAAACGGATTAATACGTCCCGTTTGTGGAGTCACCCCCAGCATCTTTGCCATGCCTTTTACTTCTCGTTCGCCAACTCCATAGAGTTCGCGGGTCGGGTCTAGGAGTGCCGATAGTTCATCAGAAGAGGTTCTAGCACGTAGAACATTCCTTTGCTTATCGTTACTGCCACCTGTTGAGGTAACCCGAGCCATTATTACTCCTTAATTAAGAGGCTGTTGCGTAAGGTGTAATTGTTACTGCTGCACCAACTGCAGTTGTTGCTGCACCTGCTGCGATTGATTGAGACTTGATTGTTCCAGCAACACCAGAAACAACACCAGCAAGACTTGTTAGAGCCTGAACTGTTGTGGCTGTTCCAGTTACTGTGAATACGTCTGCGCTTGTAACAGCAAGAACTGTCCAAGAACCGTTTACGCCATCGCCACCAGAGATGTCAGAAACTGTTACCTTGTTACCTGCAACAAAGCCGTGGCTTCCACAAGTAAGTGAGATAACTGCTGAACCTGCTGTACGGGCTGCTGCTGTAATAGTTTTACCGACGTTAGATGCTCCTGCTGCAGTTGTGACTGTAAGACCTGAGTCCTTCATAACGTCATCTGCATTTGCTGTTGTCATACCAATTACGTTAGGAACTTGTACATAGTCAGTTGAGCCTGCTACGTCAGAGCCTGCTGTGTTTGCTGTAAATTGTGGGTATCCGCCCCAACCTGATTCAAGGTTGATGTGGTCTCCAAGAGTTAAATCTAAGCGAGTTGTACGAGCATCGTTTGGTTGTGGAGGCATGTTGCCCCACACCGCATCAATTGCGATTTCTCCTGCGGTGTCTAATTGAGCACCTGCGTTATTTGTTGCCATTATTTATATTTCCTCACATGTGTGGTTATCAAGTTGGTCCCTATAAAGAACCTCGTCACAGTCGCGACATCTGAAAAGACGAACGGTATCGAGTGCTTCGTGTAAAGAGTCCGAATGTTCGTTACCGTATTCGACCTGGGGTTGACTTAAAACTTCAGGGGGAAAGGGTCCTAGAGGCCTACTTGAACTTGCAGGAACGGGGTGTCCCTGTATTGCAAATTTTCTTATAAGTTTCATTCTTCATCAGGCTCAACTGCTATTTTCTTTTTTGTGGCGGAGGGTGTTTCCGTTACAGGAGCCTCTTCTGCCTTGTATTGAGGAATGTCTGTTTTTAAAATATCGATTGCTTCTTGTTGAGCAACATCTAATGCATCAGAGGTAAACAAGTTACCTGCATCTCTTTGAGCATATAAAAAGGTAGGTAGGCATTGACGGCAGTACCAGTATTGAACAGACTTGTTAACCTGATAGAGGTAGAACCCTGGATTGCTACAGTTAACACAAACCACTTCTAACGTTTTCTTAGTTGCCATTTATTGCTCCTTAGTAATTAACAGTCCCACTTACGTAATGCTAGTGCCTTACGTGTTGGTTTTCCGTTTTTCTCCATTGGTCCTGGCATGCCACCCATACGTGCACAAAACGACTTACGACGTGATGCGTCTTTAGGAGAGCGTGCTGCTCTTTCTCGTGAAACAGGTGGCTTTAAATCTGAACCAGGGTTCTCACGTTCATAGGCTTTACGTCCCTTTTCATTGAGACCGCCTTTTGAATTCTTACCTTCTTTACGCTGCCACGCTGCTGTCTTTGCCATTACTACTTCTTTTTACCTGTTGCTCTTCGTGCAGCAGGTGGTGGGGACTTCTTTAAACTCACAGCGCGACCTGTCTTTGGGTCACGACCAACAGTGCTTGGACCACTTGGTGTAGAGGTTACTGGAGGTGGTGTTGTATCTGGAACAGTTGGCATAGCAACAGGTGCTGGTGTTTCACGAGGAGCATTAAACTTTCCACTCATGTCACCTATTTTAAACTCAGCAACTTTTCCGCTTTCACTTAACTGACCAATGCCAGCAAAGGCTGCTCCCATTTTTGCAATCTCATGTCCTTGGGTTAACTTTGTCATACCTTTTTCATGACGACGACCTGCTTTTTCAGAGGCTGCTTTTGCAGCAACTCCAGCATCTTGAAGTTCACGAGTTTGTGAATGCTTTACATCCATCTTCTCTAAGTCATAGCCGTGTTGTCTTTCGGCACGAACACTAGATAAAACATGTTGTGCAACTACTGCTTGTGCAGAACTTCTATCTTTGTTTTTATTGGCAAGCGCATTATTAACAGCACCACCAATGCGTTGAACAATGTCTGCTCCTGGTCCACCTGGGGGAGCACCGAACTGAATTTGATTTAGGGCCATGTGAGTATTTTTCCCTACTTAGGCTGTATTTGTGTGTTAAGCGTCTTTATTGCTTCAAGTAAAATAACTTGATTCTGTTGGCGGACGATTTCCGCCTCTTCCATCTTACGTTCTAAACGGTCCTGCCTGACCTCCATACGAAAAACCATGTCCTTTATAGACTTGCCTCCGTTGTGAGAGAGTTCCCCATCAAGTTTGTTAAGACGAGACATAACTCCTGGCACAGCATCTCTGCCTTCAGAAGCCTCCTCACCTTCCCAGTCCCTAATAAATTTGCCCCAATGAGCAGAAAACTTACTAAGTTTGTTTATAAAGAACCCTAGAATTGCCCCGCCTCCTAACGCGATTCCAACAAGAATTGAAATAGTTTCTATCTTCGACATTTCTAGGGTTCCTTTTTGTAGTTACTTCTTGTTAACTGACTTTACTGGTTTTGTAGCAAGTTTTTTTGAAACTTCTTTTGCTGCAACTTCTGCAAGACGACCAAATGCTGGGTCTTTCTTATTGGCCCAGCGAAGTGCTGTTGGGATTAATGAACCCCAGAGAGCATTTGCTACGAGTAGCCATTCAGATTGTCCAAAGTCCAAAGGTGTTGCTGCGTTGCTTGTTTGCATAACAATCATGACTGCTGCAATTACTTGACCAAGTAAATTGCGTAAGTACGATTCGAGTGCTGCTTTATTCATGTACATCTCCTAAATGTGTCAGATAGACACTATTGATATTTTAGTCGTCTTCTCGGTTTCTAATTGGGTAAGTGATTGCCCAAGCGAGAAGCGTTCCAATAATAGCGTAACCAACAATTGTTTTGGCACTTCCATCAAGGACTACCCAGGCAATAAACATGCCTAATAGCGTCCATAGTTGGTCAATCATGTCTTTAATTATTTTCAAGGTTTCCGTCTCCTAACACCTTTACTATCACCTGATGGACCTCCGCCACCAGAACTTCCTCCGCCACCAGTAGAACCACCAGTAGAACCAGCAGCACCTGCTGCAGCACCAACGGCGTTCATAGCAGCACCTGCTGCAACTACAGTGGCAACAACCATGTCAGTTGCTTCTTCACGCTCTTCTTCTGACATGTCAGCACCAATGCTGCCCAATGCAAGTAACACTTGACCTGGGTCTTCAAAGATTTCACCAAGTAATTCTGCGGGGTTTTCAAGTAGCACTAATGCTTCTGCAACTTCTGCAGTAATTATGACAGCATTTCCCTGTTCGTCAGTTCTAACGTCAACAGGAGTTTGAGGTGGCAAGTCTTGATACGCAATACCAGCATCTTGTACCTGTTCTGATGTAAGTGTTACTCCCGCTACAACAGAGGCAACTAATGCTTCAGCAACAAGTTCTTTTTCTACTGAAGTAAGTTTTCCGTCTGCAGCAAGTGTTTCTGATAAAGATTTCACCTCTTCTTTAGAGATTTTGCCATCGGCATTTAAAGCCTCAATAACTTTATTTCCATCAGATGCAGATAACTTGCCATCAGAAAGAAGGTTATCAACAACCGTTTTTACTTCTTCTTTAGTAGTTGGTGCAGGAGCAGGTGGCTCTGGCTGTAATGGTGGTTGTACTGGTGGCTCTGGCTGTAATGGTGGTTGTACTGGTGGCTCTGGCTGTAATGGTGGTTGTACTGGTGGCTCTGGCTGTAA